TTAGTTTTCTTCATTCTCATATTGGTCTACTAATCCGCAAATATTACATATACATAGATATGCTGCATATTTCTTTGCTACTTTTTTAGAAGTTGCATAAGCGGTCTCTGCTATTGCATGGCTTCTAATACTACATGTACATTCCCATCTTGGATTACCTTCATTATCATATACTTGTTCATTAGATAAATCATAATCCGGCATTGAGACATAACCCTTTTGTGCCAATTCTTGAAGAGTATTAATCGAGTTTTCTAGTGTTAGTTCTTCAGGAAGTTCATCTTTAATGGTAAACAACTCATCATGTTTATCAAGGTCGTTATACGCAATCTCAGCTACATTAGCTCTCGCTTCTGCTTTACTATATGCAATCGCATTGTAGCCAATAATACCTCTCGCTGTATTAAGTTTAAGAAATGCAATGTAACTTCCATCAAATCTAAGTTGAAACTCATACTCTGGGATTTCACCATTCTCTTTTTGATTCCACTGTTGAACTAGGCTAACATAGTCGTCATCATCAGTAAATCCATGTGTCAAGAAGTGGTCCATATTTAACATAAAGTTAACCGAGTTTTCAAGTTCATCTGGATGCCAGTTCGAGTCTATTGCGATTGCTCCTAAGATTGCTTCAAATAGGTCCTCTTTAACTGAATCCTCATTTTCCTTATGTTGTTGGATATCCCCTTTTCCCATGAAGAGAAACTCTTTAAATCCTAGTTTATCAATTCGATGTGCAAGCATCTTTTTATTAACTAATTTCTTCTTGATGTTCGTTAAACTACCTTCATTTGAATAGGTATCAACGACAAACTCATCATCAGTTTCTTCTGCATCAAAGTCATCAAGTTGTGATTTGGTATAACCATAACGATCCATAAGTATTTTGGTTACGTAAAAGTCTAAAACCCTATCGCCTACAAATTCTAAAACCTCGTTGTTCTCACCACCATTTTCCTCTGAGTAAGAACGCCTTGTAAATGCCTGGAATAACAAATCAATATTGTCAAACCAATAACTAATCTGTCTCTGAACATCTTCTAAATGCTCGTTTAATTCTTTCATTTGATATATCCTCCGATTTTTTATATTTTGTCAGGAAGATAAACAAAAAGCCTATCAAAGAAGGTATACCAATCCCACTAGATGGACTGTTACCTTTTACCATAGGCTTTTAACTTTGCAAAATGTTTATATAAATCATGATCATTTAATAGAATCCCACTTGCATAAGAAACATTAAATCGATTCTGTTTTATATCCCAATTTTGAGACCGTCAAAGCCATTTATCTCTTGACATTTTTATTATACTATCTTTTGTTATTTTTGACAATAGTTAAACCAAAAAGTCTACCAACTATTCGATTGGTAGACCTCAATTTATCTAATCTTCGATTCAATACCATTATGAAACCTGAATGTAATACTTGAGTCTCTATGTACTGTTGCCCCATCTACTAAGAGCATCCAAATACGCTCGTTCCAATCACTAAGTTCATCTTCTGATTCAGATAGGCTTGCAATAAAAGCTTTCATTCTAAGTGCTTGTCCTTGTCTGTCATTTCTTTGTTTAAGAAGTTCATCTCGTTTGGCTTGCAACTTATCGTAGCGACTTGATAACTCTTCATACTTCTTGTTGTAATTATCTATGCTATCACTTGTTTTAGAGTTTTCATTAACCAACTTGCTTACCAACTCTGAAGTTATGAATAGTTCATCATCTAAATCTCTGATTTCATCATCAATCTTTATTGTATCAGTCAGTAATTCGATGATTTCTTCTGAATCTTGAATGATCCTTCTCTTATCTTCCATAACGAGATTATAAGCCTTGAGGAACTTGAGTTTAATATCCTCTTCTTTAAGATTAGGTGTTAGACACTTTTCTTTATGTTTATGAAACTTATTATTGCATTGATAAACGAACCTTGAATACTTGCTGTTGGAATGCCATTTCTTCTTGCCATAAAAACCACCACAGTCCTCACAGATCAGTTTAGATGCGAATACATCTGATGAAGAATATTGTGCGCCAATTCGTTCTCTTCTTTCAAGTTCAATTTGCACTTGTTCCCACATATCTCTATCAATGATTGCTGGATGATTATTTTCAACATAATATTGTGGTATTTGACCGTTGTTCTTAACTATCTTATGATCGAGGTAGTTTTCAGTATATGTCTTTTGGAGTAATGCATCGCCTTTATATTTTTCATTGGTCAGAATTGAATTGACTGTATTTTTTGTCCAGTTAGCTGCTTTTCCTGATGGCGTTTTGATATGTTTTGACTTTAGGTAATTTGCTATGCCTGTTGCTGTCTTTCCTTCAACCAAAAACATCTTATAAATCATTCTAACAATCACTGCTTGATCTTCGTCTATCACAATCTTATCATCTTCTTTCTTGTACCCTAGAAACGCTTTATAAGCAAATGACACTTTACCTTGTTGAAAGCCGACTCTTTTACCCCACGTCACATTTTGACTGATTGAGCGTGATTCTTCTTGTGCGATGGATGCCATAATGGTTAAGATGAGTTCGCTCTTCGGATCTAGTGTCCATAGGTTCTCTTTTTCAAAGAAAACTTCAATACCGTTATCTTTTAATTTTCTAACATAAGAAATAGTATCCAGTGTGTTTCTAGCAAACCTAGATATCGACTTGGTAATGATAAGATTAATCTTTCCATTCAATGCGTCATTAATCATCTTGTTGAAGCCTGCGCGTCTTTTCGTATTGGTCCCAGATATACCTTCGTCTGCATAGACGTTTGTATATTCCCAATCAGGTCTATCTTGGATAAACTTACGGTAATAATTCACTTGAGCTTCATAACTTGTATATTGTTCATCTGCATTTGTAGAAACTCTAGCATAGGCTGCAACTTTCTTTACATGGATTTGATCATGTGGCAACTGTGTTAATGGATTGATAGTTGATGGAATCACTGTAACTTTAGCCATTGTTTACACCACCTTTATGTTGTTTAAGTGCTCTTAATCGTGCTTGTTCTTTCATTTCAGGCGTCCAACTATCACTTCTAGATGTTTTCCAGTGGTAGTCTATACTCGTTCCATCTTTCATTTGAAACGAAAGTCTATTGTTGGGCATAACCAATATCATTTCAACTTTTGAATTAAAGTAAACTTCATTGAATTCATTTCTATTTAGAATACTATTTGACGCTTCTATAATTTTGCTATCAGGTACTTGCTTTGCAGTACATGCTGTTTTTCCTTTAGTAACAGCAAGAGAACATCTCCACACCTCATTATGTGGAGTTTTTTTATACGTATAAGCTCTACCACACACACCACATCTAATCATTCCACGAAATACTCGATGTTTTTTTGTTGGATTGGGTTGTATTTTTTCTGCCTGTTTTTTTCTTATTTTCTGAACCTTATTAAACATTTCTTTGCTGATAATTGCTTCATGATTGTTTTTTACTATATATTTATCTACCTCACCATAATTAACTACTTTTCTTTTAGATAGATGATCCTTTCGAAATGTCTTTTGAAGCATCAAATCACCTGTGTAGTTATAATTTGATAGTATTTGCATGATGGTGGAACGATTCCATCTTGGTGACTTCTGTGGGCTAATTCCTCTTGCAGATAGTAATTTACCTATTGTGTCTGCACCATTGCCATCAATATATAGTTGATAAATGAATTGTACAATCTTAGCTTCTTCTGGAACTAGAATCAATCGTTTGTTTTCAAGGTCATATCCCAAGCAAGGTTTACCACCCCACATGATCCCTTGTTCAAAATCTTTCTTAATTCTCCATTTCATATTCTCTGAAACGCTTCTTGACTCCTCTTGAGCAAAAGTAGCTAAAAAGGTCAATATCATTTCACCTTCTCCACTAATGGAATGAATGTTTTGTTCCTCAAAGAATACATCAACATTGATCGCATTAAGTTCTCTTACTGTTTTTAATAATGTAACTGTGTTTCTAGCAAACCTAGATATGGACTTCGTGATGATCATATCAATCTTACCAGCTCTGCAATCCTTTAGTAGTTGTTGAAACTCTGTTCTAGCGTCCTTCGTACCAGTTAAAGCCTCATCTGCATAAACGCCTACAAATAACCATTCAGGATTTTCTTGTATGAGTTTCTTATATTGGTTGACTTGTGCTGAGAGTGAATGAAGCATTGCATCTTTACCACTAGATACTCTTGCATAAGCAGCAACTCTTTTTTTACTCGCTAATTTGGGTAATGCGTTTAATTTGGTTACTGTTTTCTTTGTCATAATTTACCTCCTCTTCCGATACACTATATATCACTCTTTTTGAAGGTATAGTCAAGTCAATAAGTCGGTATAGATTACCTTTTTTGATACAATACTTATCTGCTAAAAAAGACTCAGCTTTTAGGTAGTCCTGCCTTGTCATGATTCCTTTTTCAAACATTAATCTTATGGGTGTTATGGATAAAAAATACTTTTCAAGATTAGTGCGTTCCATGATGCTTATCTTCTCTATGTTTCTGATTCCACCATTGCCATCTGCAGGTATCAGAACAGAATACTTTTTTCTTTTTACCCTTTACAGATTTCATGGTGATTCCACAGTATTTGCATGTGCTAACCAATAAATCTTCTTCGTTGATTTTTGCAAGTGTATATCTCACCGCACTCGCAGTCATAGATAACTCTTTGGCGATTCTTTTATATCCATATCCCAGTTTCTTCAATTCGTTTATCTTATTTCTCAAATCGTCATTCATAAGATCAACCTCCTTCACTAGTTAAATGGCAAGGTTTGATCCTATTTGCCGGTAAAAATAAAAAAAACCTCATGCAAAGGATAATTCCACATACATGAGGTCTGTTGTTATTTATTTAATTGCTCTTTGATAATTTTTTCTGCTTCAGATAGAGTCTCTTTGCCTTGCATCTTGTTGCTAAAGGAAACATAGTCGTCTATGATTGCTTCAATCTTTGATTGGTTGGTCTCAACAAACTCGACCGCCTTTTCTGTGGAACCTGTGATGTTACTAACCCATTCACTTAAACGTGAGATAACAGCTAACTTTTTATCATCACCAGCGAGATAGGTCTCACCTTTAGTTTTCGCTAATTGATTCTTTTCTTCTACAATCATAATAAATTCTTTGATCGTCTTTTGTACACTATCATCAAAAACAATATCTTTTGCTTTATTGACGAGATCATATACATTTTCAGCAGTGTATTTAAGGTCTTGTTTGACCTCTTTGATAATTTCGTTTAGTGATTGATCCTTACTTATTTTCGATGTCACATAAAGCGCTAGTAATAATAGTGAAATTATCAGTAGTAATATTTCAAGTGTTGTCAATTTCTTTTCCTCCTAAATGTTTATAGATGTTAACTTGAGAATCTTCTAGTCTTGATACCCGATGTTCCAAAACGTTTACGTCTTTTTTCAAAGATTTTATGTCTTGTGAATGAAGTTCCAGTAGATTGATCATTTTCACATTTTGTTTTTCAATTTTTAATAAGTTATCCATAATTTCATCATTTTTGAATTTGTTGTTTTTCTCTTGTCTGTTGAACTGCTTTATAGTCGTTAGAATGACAACAATCATCGTTACAATCCAATAAATTAAATTCTCCATCCTAAACAAATTCAATAGGTTATCCCAATCCATTATCAATCATCTCTTTTCGGTAATTTTCTAAGTAGTCCAGTTGATTTTGAATCTCATCAACATACTTCTTCGCTTTTTCATTTTTATAGTTGGATTTATAATCTAGCATCGTTGTATACCAGGGCTCATCAATTGTAAGATCAAATATACCGGTTCTATCATAATGATCAAGCATACCTCTTAATCTGAATAAATGATAATGCGTTTTTGAAGTCTTATTAATTTCATACTTGCTTCTTTCATAAATGAGCAGTGCCTCGATGAAATTGCAAATAAAGTTTCGATCAATATTATTCACTAACTTTTCAAGTTCATCACTGAATTTTGGATTAAGATAGTATTCATTTGAATATATACCCATTATGTTATCAGCTGCTTGTCTGTGATAGGCAATAATAGAATCGTCAAATTGTTGTCTTTGGATAAAGGTTTCCTTAGAAAACACAAAGAAGTCATATTCACCAATATGTAAATGTAAAATGCCTTTGAATCCATCTAACACGACAGTTAAATCAATATCGCTTGATTTGTCATCTAAGCCATATGCTTTTGAACCCCCATAATATATGAGTAAGATCTCAGTATCTGGAAAAACCTCTTTAACCATATTGTATATTTTATTCATCTTGTGAACCTTCTATCAAAGGTGATGGTTCGACTGAATCAAAATCATCCGTAGCATCTTCAAATCCAACTACATTTTCTTTTAACCAAAGATAGCCACGTTCAATTGGATTCACATCTAAGAAGGTATGATAATCAAACTGAGGTATTTCAATATCTATTTCTTCAATGGGTTCGCTATTGTTTTCTCTTGCCTCTTTTGATAGATAAGTTGCAACACATAAAACAATGCTTTTTTTTGTGTAGCTAATATTAAATGCTGTAATTCGATGATAGGAAGCTTGCAACCCAAACTTAGTATCTAATTCCTTAATAATTGCCATAAAATCCTCTACTTTCTTTTCACTCGATAAACAGAAATCGAGAGACTATCTGGTGAACCAAGATTCAAGCCTGTGTTGATATAAATCTGTCCAAGACTACCATTTACAGAATGAACAAAATCACATGATTTAATCGTTGTATCTCCTTGTCCTGATAAAGTGGTTACACTTTTTCCATATGCATTCCATTGTGCAGTACTTAAATAGCTTGTACTAAATGTCGGTGATAGTTCAAATGATATAACCTTTGTAATACCACTGGTTATCGTTGGTCCCGATTCATAGCTATCTTCGATATACTGAACAGTTGTGTTCTTAGCACTTCTCGTTTGAAAAAGACTGTTTTCTGTGCTTGCGTAATAGTTTAGATAACTTCCCAGTAAAGTTGAAGATGCTGGAGTTCTGTAGTAGAAATATGTATCAGAGACATCTGCAGATGCACCATAAGTTGAAGAAATAATATGAAACTTGTAAACGTAATCTGGATCAAAAGGATAATTTAAAGTATGTGTGTAAGCATATCCTTCATATGAATAAACGAGTTCCATTTCACCACCAATTTTAATAACTGAAGATGGTGTTCTAGCATATAGTGCATTATTGTTATAGTCAAATGCTAATTCACCTAAATAGTTCAGTTGTGCAGTTGTTGGTTTGGTGGTTCCTCTTTTAACTCTGATAATAGCCATTAATAAGTTCCACCATCAATGATTGAAGATGGCATAAGCACCTTAGACTTATCAATACCTAATTTATAAGAAACTCTAGTTGGTGTATAGTTTGAATCAACGACAGCAACATAAACTAAACCATCAGCGATGGAAGCATTAATATAATCTGCTTCTGAAGCTGCAACTGCAATACCATCAGCATCACTGATATAAACATTCTTGACATTACTTAAAATTGTTCTTTGATCTTCGGTTAAGTGAAGATTACTAGCGACATGCGTATTATAAGTTGATGATGCAACACAACCTAAACCAGCAAGCGTAATTGAAACTGCACCTGTTGATCCATTTACACTCGTAACAGCATCTGTTGGTGTTAAAAGTTCTTGCCAGTTTGCAAGGGTCGAGTATGGAGATGCCTTAAGAATAAAGGATTTGTTTAAGTCGGTTCTAACCGCAACGTCACCTTCTTGTGCGGTCGATAAAGCTAGCATTGCTGTCTGTGAAGCAACTACAAACGTATTTGTCATTGCAATTTTTGGTACAACACTATCAGCTAATTTCCCATTTGCATCAAGTATAGGAACATTTCCATTACCTGTTCCTGTATTTTTAGTTGCAGCCGTTCCTAAACCTAAAGCTGTAATCTTTGTATCAATTTGTGTATCCACCTTGCTTGCAGATGGAATTTTTAAGTAATCACTATCTGCAAGTGGTACGGATACCGATGCCGTTTTGTCTGCCTTTGCAATATAGAGATGCTCACCAGTAAAATCAACTAATGGTTCACCGGCTTTTACACTACCAGTTGTTCCAACAAGTGGACCTGTCCCAGCAGATGTTCTTCTTTTAATTTGAATTGTTGCCATTTAAATCCTCCTTATTTTTTTAAGTAAACTGATGTAATATTATGCGCTGTACTACCACATGATAATGTGACAACACCATTTTCATAAACCACTGAAAGTGAATAATCTCCTCCAGCATATCTGTAGCTTACATTCCTATTTGAACCAATATGAATAAATAAGCTATCTCCTGGGAAACTAATTACTGTTGTATTGTTTATAAATACATAAATGATTGATTCCCTAAGTTCTGTTGAACTTGTTCCAAAAAATTGATAAACACCGTTGGATACTTTAGTTAAGCTTTTACTTTGTGGTATGTATTTAATTAATAATCTTTGTTCTAGATCATCAATGATCGTCTTGGGACTTAAAATAAACTTCCTTTGGTAGGTTTGATTTAGAGTGACTGATGTTGTTGTTTTAGTGTAGGCACACAATACAAATTCATAAAGTCCATCATTATTTATTAAGTTAGTTAAAGTCAGCGATGGATAACCACCTGTTTGTTCTTTTAAATATAAATTCACTTCATTTGTTGCAGTATTAACGCCTAAAATAACATACCCGCTCTTACTTGAATCTGGTGTCACACCAATGGTTGTTTGGTTTTCGATATAGATGACTCTACCATAGATTGAAACATAACCATCTTGAAATGTGATTGTATTATTGGCGAGTGTCATCGAACACTCATTCTTCAAGCTCTTTAAAATACCAACATCATATGAATTAAAGAAATGATATAAATCTGCATCAACTTTTGCTGTGACATTCCCACCTTCAAATGTAATTTTTTGTAATCCCATTAGAATTCTCCTCCATCTAAATCTGTATTCGTTATTGAAATATGACTTACCTGTTGTGATTTAGCTTTACTCAATAGTTGCACCTTTTCTGTTAATTTCACTCGGTATTCTCCAAGAGTGACCTTAGCAACTTTGAGTGTATCCTTAAAAACAAGTCCAGTCACAACCGTATCATATGTTTTTTTGTTATGTTTAAATGAGATATAATCTCCTAAGTTAAAATTATTAAAAGGCATAAAAACTTGATTGTTCAAATCCAGATTAAATGTGATCTGGTGATCAAGCTTTGAAGTTACCATTTCGCTTCTTGCTTTAGTTTCCAGTGATTCATATTCTTGATCACTATAGATAAATGTTTTTGTCATCACTGCTTGGTAGCGCAATACATGACTCATATCTGTTGTGATACTACCATCTGTTAATAAGTAAAAAACCATACTTGACGTATGGAGTTGATTATCACTTCTTGGATAATAAATCACTTTATTAGTAACTTGACTTGATGAATCATTCGTTTCTACATTTAAAATGGATGAGAAATTACTCTTCATGACTAGTCCTTCTTGGACATTCACAATCTTAAAGAGTATATTTGTTATTCTACCTCTTAGATAAACAACTTCTGTTTGAAAGCTAATTCCATAACTTTTTGAAACCAGCTCGAATATTTTTGAAATGTTTTCAACTTTATCGGCCTCAAAGGTCAGTGATCCGGTAACACTGGCTTCTTTTTGAATCGTTAAGTAATCTAAATTCTGCAAGGTATCTGGATTTGTTTTAAAGTGTGAAGAAACGAGTTGGTAAAGATAGTCAATTAAATCCCCTGTAAAACTTGTGACTAAGACATCTAAATTAAAGATTTCTCTAAAGTCAAGTGTTCTAATGATCGTTGAATGATCATCTTTTTGTTCAATGCTTTCTAGTATTCCAATATAGGAAAATTCATCATTCTTGGCGATAACAATATCTCCGATTGAAGTCTCGATATTTGTCTTGTTCAGCTTAAAACTTGAGCGCTGAATGAGAACCATGTCCAGGATGATTTCATATTCTTTTCCCACTGGTGCATAATCCTTATAAGCTAATGTTTTACGATCTAAAAATATGACTTTCATATCAAATACCTACATAGCCTTCAAAAAGCGTGACTCTACAAACCGTTGTTGAACTAACACCAGGCTTAAATTCAATCTCATACTCTCCATGACTCACAAACAAGAAGTTATCCGCCTCAAAATCCTGCAAGCCATAGACATCATAAGTTGATCCATTTTCAATCATCATAATTACTTGTTCACTGGGATTTGATATGACAGTTAATGTAGCATCCTCTGATTCAACATATAGTTTTAGTCTTTGCATGATATTACCGTTCTTTTTAACTGTAATTTCAGGATTTAAAAAAGCACCATAAATCTCAATGTTGAGTGGTGCTTCATCTAATCCTTGATTGTTAATATGCGTGATGCCTTGATAAGAGTTTGCATATATAAATGGATATTGGTATGGATATACTTTGCCATAGCTACTGCCATTGGCTATTATCTCGTACGTTTTCTCTTTGATCCAAAGTGATAGTTTTTTAAAGATGATTTGACTTTGAATTGTACCACTAACAAGCTCTGCTTTAGAAAGACTCGATACATCCACGAATGTATAAGAAGCAAATGCTGGTGTAACATAGTGAAGTTTATGTTCCTTCTTTGATTTTGATAAATAGTCAACAAATGCTTTGTATCCTTGATATCCTCTTAAAAAGATTAATGTTTCACTGATTTCTGTCATCGGTAGTTGAAATTCCGATTTCGCATACATGCGGTCATATTCAAGATACTTGATATCCAAAGCAAAACCGAGTCCATTTGCTTGGGTAATGAGTGTCTGATTCCTATAATCAAAGTAATAGATTTCTCCATATTCATTCTCTAAATAAAATTGTCTTATCAAATCACATTACCTCCTAACGCTCTGTTAATAGAATCGATGTCAAATGTTGGAGATGTTGTGTTGATAGTGATGTTGTTTGTATTCGTTGATGATGAATTAGAACTTGAATTATTGACTGTGCTTGAACCTTTTAAATTAAAGGTATCACTGAAAAATCCTCCAACCTTACCAAAGAAACCACCCACTTTATCTGCAGCCTTACTTGCAAAATCGCTTATACCATTTGTTACATTAGATGCGATATTACTAATTCCTTCTGTTACACTGCCAAATACGTTTTTAATCTTTCCTCCAAAGTCGCCTATTTTAGAAGGTAGATCTCCAATCCATTCAAATATTTTCCGAATAAATTCAATGATCTTTTGAACTACTTTTAAGATTGGATCTAAGACTGTTTTAAGTACTTTGATTGCAGGAACTAAAATAGCTTGAAGTATTTCTCCAAGCGTAATAATTAGCGGTGCCAACATTTCTAATATTTCAGCAAACATACCGACTTGCATAATCAGTGGCATAAGTATGACATCTAAAATAGGTACTAATAAATCAACGAGCATGACGACAAGATCAATGATCACATCTAAGATAGGCTGTAATGCAGTCATCAAAGCATCGACAATCGATAAAATCGGTGGTAGAAGCTGCATAAAAGTTTCCATGAGCCTATTAAGCAATGCTTTAAACTCTTCACTTTGCAATAGTGCCATCGCTAAAATTGCGATTAGCGCGCCAATACCAAGTGTAGCAAAGTTTATACCTGCTCCTGCGAAAAGCCCCGCAGAACCGACACCTTTAAGCGTCATGGCCACAATATTTAAGAGTGGTCCAACCTTACCAATAATAGCTAGAACCGGTCCAACTGCAGCGACCAGACCTATGAGGGTTGCTACCATTTTCTTTGTGTCTGAATCTAAACCATTCCATCTTGCAATCCAATCTTTAACAACTGGAATGATCTCATCTCTTACTTTGATGATCAATGCCTGTAAAATTGGCATCATGGTTGTTGCAATATCTACAGCCAAACTTGATAACGCTTGTTTAGTTCTATCTAAGGCATCCGTAAACTCACCTGCTTGAGCTGCTTGTTCATCGGTAACAATCCCAAGATCTCTTGCTTCTTGTCTTAAGTCTCTAATCGTAGAAATTTCACTGGAAAGAATAGGTATAAGTTCAGTTCCAATTTTCTCTCCGAAGAATTCATTGGCCACACCTACTCTTACTGCTTCATCTTCTACCTTACTTAATGCTTCACTAATAATTTCAAAAGCCTCATCAGCGTTCTTACCCTTTAGATCATCAACCGTTAGTCCGATCAGAGCTAAACTATCAACGACTTTATCAGCATTACCAGTAGCAATATCACCTAAGATACCATTAACTTTAATGAATCCCTTATTCAAACTTTCGGTTGACGTTCCCATGATTGTAGCAACGTGATTCCATTCCTGGAATGCTTCTGCAGATAAACCTATTTTTTGTGCTGTATCGCCAATTTCATCTGCAGTATAAGCTGCCTTGACTGAAAAGGCTGTTAAAGCAGAAACAGCTCCTAAAATAGGAACCGTTACGGATTTTGTGAGTGTTGAACCAAGTTTACCAATCTTATCGAATTTAGCGTTACTTAATTCTTTGATTTTACCATTGGTTTTACCAAGCTCATTATTAAGTTTTGAAATCTCAGCTTCTGTATACTGTACATTGCGTTTGAGCTTATTAAACTCTTCTTGACTCATATCACCAATTTGAACAGCTTTTTTAGCTTTTTCAAGTTCTAGGTTTTGAGTGTCAAGTCGTTTTTTAGTTGTTGATAAGATGCCATTAAGTTTATCTTGTTTTGATTTCCAAAGATCTAGGTTTGAACTATCATAACGAAGATTTGTATTAATGGCTTTGAGGTCTTTGTTTTGCTCTTTAAGATCTTTTTTTATGCCATTAAGTTCATTTTCTAGATCTTTACCATCAAGTGTTAACTTAATATTTAATCCTTTGACTGTTTCCGCCATAAATACTCACCTCCAGTGTAAAAGAAAAACACACCATTTTTTGATGTGTTTCCATTTACTGTTTAATTTTATTTAATCTTATTAGTATATCTATATAGGAACAATGCTCCAACTGCAGATAAAATAAAACTTCCTATAACGGCTATAAAAAATCCAGATCTAACATCAGCAAGTGGAATAAAATTAAAGTTCATTCCATAAAACGATGCAACTAATGTTGGTATTGA